CTCTCTCCAGTGCTCTAATTCACATCCAGAGTAAATAAGCATATCTCCTGGTTTTAGGTCTACTTTTACACCTTTGGGTGCTCCAGGCCTATGTATGCTTTTATACTCGTCTATGACGTTGTCAGACCCCGTAGGATCGATAAATATAGGCCAGTTATCTCCACCTAGATTTAATGTAGTTGATATCTCACAGCTAGGTCTATCTTTGTGTCTTCTTAGAATATTACCCTTTCTGTAAAGTCTTGTGTATGAGTATGTTGGTACCAATTTAAGTCCTGTCTTTTCCTGCATAACGTCTATGGTCTTAACTAACAGTGTTTCCATTAATCTATCACTATATTTAGCGTAGGAACCTGGAACCTGACTATCGTTAAAATCACCTATAAGTTTATTGCCAGCATGAGTTACACCATTGTTTAGCATCCAATTATCTGCTTCTGCTGATATTTGTAAATACATATAAGCTATGTCTGCTACCTCTTTTGATATAGCACCACGTATGACTTGATATTTATTTTTTTTAAAGCTCATACTACGTTAAATACTATTGTATACCTTTTGGTTTTTTTATGTGTGTTGGGGGGAGAATGGGTTTTATACCCTTCAAATTTTATTAAGCTATTTTCTTCTCCTTTAGCATATTCAATCTTACCATATTTTTCATCTATCAAAAACATTGTTCCTGCTTTGTCTGGATTCACTAAATAGTAAACAAAAGAATATCTAGCATTTAAATGTTTATGCCAACCTATAAATTTTCCTTGTGAACAAAGAGCCCAACATTTACTTATTTTGTAAGGTTTTACATATTTAACTGTTGCCTTTATAAAATCTTTCATCTCATCTTTTAAATGCATATTAGGTTCTGTTTGTAGTTCTGGGTATCCCTCTAAATGTGTTACACTATTTTTAACAAATTTTAATGTTTTCTCTCTTTGTTTTTTGTTTAAAATATTTTTATATGTTCTACACATCATATTTGTATAAAGTTATAAGATACAGATATTCTCCAATTCTTTTCACCTTTTTCTGTGTTCATGTTTATGTCTACACCATGCGGCAGCCAAGATGGAAAGAATATCATACGCCCTTCTACAGGTTCATAAGCACATACTCTCCATAATTGTTCTGGTAAATTATCTACTCTTCTAGGCATATGTGTATTGGGTCCGGGTCTGGGATCTTCTAAAAATAACTTACCTGAGTTTTTAGGAACTTTAATATAGTATACACCTGACCACATAGAGTTAGGGTGTGTATGTGTTTTATTATAACTGTAGGTTGGATTAATATTAGCCCACATATTACCAAGACCTAGCTTACCTGTAATACCATAATCTTGATTACACTCGTAAGCCATTTGAAACAATTCGTCGATAAGTGGTTTATATTCTTTTCTCTTATCCATATCTGTTTTGCTATGCCAGCCATAACCAGAGTTTGTTTTTGTTTCTCCTTCAGGATCTGCCTTTCGCCACTTTTTTATTTCTTTAAATAAATATTTATTAAGTTCTTTTGCGTTGGGTAAATCTTTAAAATAAACAGCAGTTGGGAATAATATCTTTCTTTTAAGTTGACTCATTTAAATGGTGGTCCTCCAAACCACATCACTAAAGATTTTCTTACACCTTTTTTAACTGGTGCAACTTTGTGTCTTAAAAATGATGCAAAGAATATAGCTTGTCCTTGTTTCAAGGGCAGGGGTTTGTTATCCCCCATCTCTGAAAATAAAAGATCACCACCTGTAAACTCTGATGGATCTGATAATAAACAAGTCATGGATATTTTACGTATTGGATTCTGACCATCTTGACCAAAAGCATTAAGATCCATGTGCCAATCATAAAAACCTTTCTTAGGATATACGGTAAACTGTGCCGGCTCTGTAAGTTGCACACCGTCAAAACCAAAATGATTTAAGTTTACAATAGATAATTGATTCTCGATGACTTTATACATCTGTGGTAAGTTTTTAAAAGGTATCCAAGATATAGTCGTTACTCGTTTCTTGGTATCGTATTGACCTTTCTCTCCACCGCCAACTTTAGCTTGTTCAGGTGCGCACTGATGACCAGTATTAATAATCATTTTACATTGCTCTGGTGTAAATATAGGTTGTGTGGTTGTGGCAATATAAGATTGCCATCTTGGCATTCTTGGTATCATTCTAATTGCCCTTGTCCAGTTCTTGAAGATATAGGATTGTAATTAACATCAACATTACAAACTAATGTTCTCCTAACTTCTTTCGTCCCGTTAAACGGATAAACACAATGTCTCATATCATAAGGAAAAACATAGAAATCTCCTATCTTCATATTTGGTGCATAATCTGTTTTAGCAAATTGACCGTTAGCTGCACCTATAATTTGTAGTCTACCGTTCATAGGTTTATCAGGGGCAGAGTATTCTACACCTGTCTCTTTTGGTAATTTCATAATCATCACAGAAGATAAACCTGTAAATAATCTACCTTGATGTATGTGCACAGGATTATATTCATTTGCTTTCATTTCATTTACCCAAACAGAGTTTATATTTTTTTGTGTTTCACCTATTTTGTTCCAGTCTGTGTAATGGTCAAAGACACTATGAAACCATTTTAATATGTCTTGTGGTAAGAAACTATGTTGTTGCATCTTTTCATTATTTGGACCAGTATAATATAAAGAAACTTCGTCTTCTATTTTACCCACCAACTGTTTATTTGCTTTTGGTAATTCTTTTTTACGTTTTTCATAGATCTCATTAAGACCTACGAATACTTCCAGGGGGACCTGGTATTTTAAAACCGTCTGACCTAAATAAACAAAATCGAACTTCATTTTAATTTTTTAGTTTTCTTGGCATCCAACGATAAAGTCTTTTCTTTTAATCCTTTTTCTAAAGCTTCTAGTTGTCCCATTATATTAAACACTTCTGGTTGTGATGTGCCAGGAGTTATTGTTTCTTTCTGTCTTTGAAACCTTAACAAGTATGATTTTGCTTGATGCGTGTTCACATCTCTGTCATCAAATGAACCATCATGAAATTCTTTTTTAAGTTTAGACCAAAGAGAAACTTCTCTCATTCTATGTTTAGCAACTAATTCCATTTGTGCTTTACCATATAATTTTTCTTCTAACTCTACTTGTTTAAGTTCTTTCTCTAATGG